GACCAAACGCGCGCCTAGATAGACGGCTTGGCCATTCCCGAACTGGGATCAGATGTTCAGGGCAGGCCGTTTCTTCAAATGTTTGCAGGTTTTCATCCTGCACTTTTTCCCTCCGAGACATCCACTTCTCGACCATTTCGGTCTCCAACTCCAGGGGAAGCGTAAGGCCTTTTTTGGCCCGGAGTGGCTGGTAAACCGCCACTCTGGCTCCCTGGTTTTGCCGGACCTTTTCAATTAGGTCCTTCCAGTGGACTTCTATCTTCTTCCCTCTTTTTGCCGACCCGGCTGTTGTTTGCAAAAGCCGATGAGCCTGCTTGTGGAAGCGTTTAGTGACGCTCCAGGCAGCTTTGAGGCTGTATTTTGAAGCAAAGCTGGCCACGGCTGGCTCGGGTCCGCTGAGGTAGAAGAGATCACGGGCAATATTTCCCGTGATTTTGTCTCGGAGTGTGTCGAGTGGCTCGGGGAATCGGTACTCGCCATAACAAATGTTGGCGTTAGTTCTTTGAATTTTGTACCGACTCCTGAGGTGGAATTCCATCACCTCTTCGGCCACTCCTCTTATATTCCATTCACCGGCGAGGGCGCCGGCCCAAATCCTGGAGAGGATCTCATAGTCGGCATCCCATGCCGAACGGTAGGCGAGGGCCCAGGCGCATCGTGCTGCCATGCCCCGGCCTGCCGGAGATCCCCAGAACTTCTCCGGGTGAGGGATTCCCACGCCCCCAAACTCTCGTGGGACGTGGATGAGGGATGATAGACCGGCTTTGGCGAGGAATTCTCGCCATGCCGGATGGGCACTGTTCAAGGCCCGTATCATGGCTCTTCGAGCCGGCACCTTCCGGTGCCTCATCATCCCTTCTAGGGCGGGGCCGATCGCGGCCCACCATGGGGAATCGCGATTCGTTTGGTCGCTTTTCATTGTCCCCAAAAGCCCTCTGAGGGGGAACGCCTCTGACCAGCGATCGAAAGCAAGCTGGGTACAGTCCCCCCACTTTTCCCTCAACTCCGGGGCCGTGCGGCCTTCTCGGAGATAGAAGATCTCCTCCGTGAAGACGCCTCCTTTCTTGCTCCGGAAATGTTTCTGTTTCGAGGAGAATACTGCTCCAGAGGCCTTTGCTTCCGCCTCGTAGCAGTCTAGGACTCGTGGGACGTGGCAGACGACAAGGTCGTCTCCACAGACTCTCAGTGGTTCCCACCTTAGCCCTTTCTCCTCTTTTCTCGCCTCCCCTATCGCTGCGCTCATCCAGGCCATGTTGGCCAGGCACAGCAATGTCCATGTAGATGGCAGGCCCATGAGGGCACCTCTTTTCGAGAGGATCTTCTTTCCGAGATCTGGGTATTCAATGATCATCGGAGAGACTGCCGCTTCTACTGTTCTGGACAGCCATAAGGGGAGTGACATTCCCGGTTTGCTGGCTTTAATCCCCTTCCAGAGTGCCTGAAATGTACTCAGACCGATCAGGTCGGTGGCACTCTTCAGATCTGCCGAAAGGCAGGTCATCTGGGATTCGACCATGCCGCATTTTTCTGGGCGGAGGCTGTTAACTAAATCTTCAACAGCCTTTCGATGGTCGCCTGCCAGCACTTCTTGTATTGAGGCGTCAGTGGCCATCCCTTCTTGCATCCACTTTCTGAATTGATGCAGGAGGGCCACCATTGCGCCTGGTGATTTGGTCACGATCCGCACCTTGTTCCCTCTCTCGCAGACGACAGTAGTTACTGCTCTAGGGAGGGCCTCTCTTGTGATCTCCTCAAATTCTTTCACGAGGGACACTCGGAGGTTGTGGTGCGCGATCAACGCCGTTGCCTCTTCCATTGATGGATATGTGGTGACCTTCTTGATGTAGGAAGGGATGGGATTGACTTCCATCATCTTCCTTTGAAGGTACCCACCGAGCCCTCCTTTTCTTCGGCCCGATTCGATACAGGCCCCAGCACTGGGCTCGAATTCCATCTTGGGGACCCATTCTTTTAAATGCCTATTGGCCCAATTTTGCGCGAAAGTTGTGATTCGAGCGAGTCGCTCATCCGACATTTCCGGCGCATGCGATGCGTAAGCATCTAAGTGGGCCTCTAAGGCAATTCTGCCCTCACGATCTTTTCGCCCTTTCGGAAGGGCCCGTCCGATATAGGACATCTGGTTTAGTGCATCTCTTCGCTTTAAGATGCCTGCCAGCGGTCCGATTAAGCATCGGCGGAAAATTGATCGGGGCAGTTGGGTCTCATTTATGGCGGCGAGTCGGCAGTCTGCTGCGAAATTCTTCATTTGCGACGCTAGTGCTGCCGGCCCGCTATGGCGGACCATTTTCACCATCCATTGCTGCAACTTCTGCAGCTGATCCCAGGTTTGGCGATGGGCGTAGATATTCTGGTAGAAACGTGGCTCTTTCTTCAATGCAGCCACGATTGCCGTACGCCAAACCGACCAACAGTCGTGGACAAATCGACTGTTGTTTTTGGTCCAAAGGGTTTTGGTCTTCCACTCGGGATTTCTTCCATCCGAGGAGCCCTTTCCCTTTTTCTGGACCAGCCTGGTTGAGGCTACCCTCTCACGGGAACTTCCTCCGTGGGGGCACTACCTCTCTCCAGGCTTTTGACCACCTGTTTGGTGGTTTGGCCCAAGGTGGTTTCCAGGTCTCCGACCGGACGATCACCTTTTCTTCTCTTTGGGCCTTTTGAGGCTGGGGGATTCGTTCCCTCCTGAGCCTTTGCCGTCTTCGGTCGAGCGTCCGATCGATCCGATCTGGATTCTCGACCTTGGGGTGGCGAAGGGCAGAATGCCTTGTTGACTTTCAATGGCAGGTTGTGCCACTGATTAGTCAGGTTTCTGGTTTCGGCC